CAAGTTACATGTCCTCATAAACCTGGTTTGTGATAATTTGTAAAGGAGTGCTCCTTAATACGAATATCATAAAAATAGTCTTTAACAAGACTATCTAGAAATAGCAGGTTTTAAGTAACGGTGAATTGTATGTGGATGAAGTACAAGATATCGATTTCAGAGATGATGCTTTTGATAAACTTGTATTAGAAGAAAACAAAAAGAAAATAATCAAAGCGTTAATAATCAATAATCACATGACATTTGATGACATTATTGAAGGTAAAAGTGGATGTTGTATTTTTTTACTACATGGGCCTACAGGAGTTGGAAAAACATTAACATGTGAGGCAGTGTCTGAATTGTTACATAAACCGTTATATAATGTAGGTGTTGGAGAATTAGGAACTACCGTAGAAGTACTAGAAAAAAAATTAAGGAATATTATTGAAATAGCTAATTCATGGGATGCTATAATTTTGATAGATGAATGTGACATTTTCATGGAAAAAAGATCCACAAATGATGTTTTAAGAAATGCAATGGTTGCTATATTTTTACGTCTATTAGAAAGACATCAAGGTGTAATGTTTTTAACAACTAATCGAATTGATAGTATGGATAATGCTTTTAGAAGTAGAATATCTATGATCTTACAATACGATAATTTAACAGATGATACCAAAAGTAAAGTTTGGACAAATTTATTATTTGCAAGTGGACTATCTGATTGTAACATTGATATTAATAAATTAATTGAATTCGAATTAAATGGTAGACAGATCAAAAGTGCAATTAGAATGGCTCAAAGTATAGCATTGGCAGATGATGTTAAAGTTAATATAAATATTTTAGAAAATGTTATTAGATATTTATAATAAATAAAAATATATATATTTATTTATTATTAACTAAAAATAAAATGTGTTATAATATTATTTATTAAATGAGCATAATACAAAATGAATCCGATTCAAATGATTTATATTCAAATGCCCTTACAAATGCACCCGCTTCAATTGAACCCGCTTCAATTGAACCCGCTTCAATTGAACCCGCTTCAATTGAACCCGCTTCAATTGAACCCGCTTCAAATGAACCCGCTTCAAATGCACTCGCTTCAAATGGATCAGGTGAAATTGCAAAGATAATTAAAAAGTGTAATAAAATTTCACCAGACAAAGCGCATAAATTTTTAATAAGTTATGAAAAAATACTTAAAAACCATAATATTAATGAATTAAATTTTGATAAATTTGACAAAGATTTAACTGACGAAGAGATGGAAGTTTTACTTATTATTTATAGCGAACAAGAAATAGCATACATTTCTTCTTTACACGAAACCCTAAATGAGGACGGTATCACAAAAGAGAATATAAAATCAATATGCGCATAATTAACTTTGTATATTGTGATAATTTATTTATGAAAAATAAATTATCTAATTATATATATATAAATACAATTAAATTTTAATGAGCAAACAAAAAGGAGGTAAGCCTATAAATTATGATTTATATACTATATTATCGTCAACCAATAGAACAATTGGTAAAATGGCTTATAAATACAGTAATTATTTAAATATAAATAATGAAATAGAATATCTAAATGCAAAAAATGAATCAATAAAAAAAATCAAAAAATTAAATCAAATTTTTGGTAAAAATATTGATTGTAATGATTTATATAATTATTATTTAATATATTATTTTTTAATAATTAAAAACCAAAATATCTTAATTAAATTTTTTCAAAAGTTAGTTGATAATGATAAGACTCGCATAGATACTAAAGAAATTATTAAAAAATTTTTTGAACTAAATTATAGACTTGATGAGGAAATGTATGTATATGCAATTTGTTATCTGAGGTATTATGTCAATGTTCTGAAAAAGAAACAAGAAGGTGGTATGAATCAATCACACGAAAATAGAATGATAATACCTAGATTAATAATTATAAATATGTCTGGTGACATTAGTCATACTGCATCAAATGTTGATTATGGTACTTTCAAAAAAATTTATTCAGAGTTTGTTGAATTTGGAAATGCAATTCAACAAAATATATCGATACAATCATCAGCACCTGCAATAGGTGCATTTGAAAATCCAAATTTTGATATTTTAAAAAGTATTTTATTATGGAATGGATTGTTTTTGGTTAATACACATCATGCATTTCATCAAATGGTTGCAAGTAATCAAAAAACAATAGAATTAACATTTATTAAACAACATAGAATAAAATTAATTAAAATTAGATGTGAAACAAATGGTTATATATACAAAGTACCATATAATGATGAAATGACAACAAATGAAATATACGACTTTATTAGAAATTATTATTATTATGACAAAGATATTAATTTTGAAATTTATTATCGTAATGGATATTCTAAAAAAGAAATAATACATTATTCTAATAAAATAACACTAGCACCATTCAAAAATAAAAAAATATTTTTTGAAATACTATGATTTAATTTTATTTATTATTATTACTAAATAAATAAAATTAACCAATTAAAAATATTTATCCATTTCTTCATATTCATATTCATATATATAATTTAATTCATTATCACTATAGTCACTGTAATCATCCTCAAAATAAAATTCATTTATAGAATATGGTATTGATTTTATAGAAGTTTTTTGTATTGGAAAACGTTGATAATAAATTTTTTTAAAACATTCGTCTACAAATTGATATATATCTGTACCATAAAAAGATATTATTATTGAAACTAATGTATTTTTTTGTAAATTTATAAAAAGATTATCGATTGATCTATAATATACACAAATACATAATTCATGAAAATTATTTAATTTTTCATCATTATTTTTATTAAAATATTCCTTGTTATAATCATCTTGAACATCTAAATTAAATTGAATATGTTTTTTCATAATATTTTTTGTATGATTTGATTTATTTAATTGATATATGTCGTTAAAATGTTGTTTTTGTTGTTTTTGTTGTTTTTGTTGTTTTTGTTGTTGTTTTTGTTGTTGTTTTTGTTGTTTTTGTTGTTGTTGTTTTTGTTGTTGTTGTTTTTGTTGTTTTTGTTGTTTGCATTGAGTATTCATTTTTGATAAACAATTACATCTAAAAATCTGAGAAAATACATGGTTGAATTTATATTGTTTTATTTATGAATGTGTATAGCAATACTTTATTTCAATTTTTTTATAATGCAAATAATACAATTTGTAAAATAATATTTATTATTGCTTACGCGATTAAATTATTTAATGGTTAAATTGTATGATAAGTTTGTTGTATAATTTGTGTGATATTATAATAATTATATGAGATCAAATATAAAAACATTATAAAATTAAGACAATTGTCTTAATTTTATAATGTTTTTGCCATATATTTTAATTAATATTAATACTTAAAACATATTTATACATAATAAATAAGGAAAAAAATATGTTTTTTGGATTTTTTTTTAAATTTATAATAGGTATTAGTATAGTTGTTTTATTTGGATTATTAATGACAATTCGATATGATAAATTATATGAATATTGTAATAATAGCAATAATAATGACAAATTATTTGAACAATTAAATGAATTGCAAAAAATTAAAACAAAATTATTAAAGTCTAATAATAGACTTAAAATAAAAAATATAAAATTAAAGAGACAATTAAAGAGTCAATTAAATAGTGAAATAAAATTGGAAAATGACAATAACAATGATTTGGATAAATAAATGATATAATTTGAAAAAAATGAAATGAAATCAAATCAAATCAAATCAAATTAAATTAATTTTTATTATTTATTATATATGATTAATATAATAAATAATAACTGTTTTTGTAGGTGTAATTATATTTATTTCGTGTTTAGTATGTTCTTCAATTGCGATCATATTTATAATGATTTATAATATAGTTATTATAAATTTGCGTACATAAATTAATTTCAATTTTTTATTTATAATTTTTTATAATTGATGTTTGATATAGTTTTATCTGTAGACATTATAACATTTTGTGAATTAATTAATTTAGACATATCTACTTCAAATGTATCATTATTTATTTTATCATTACAATTCATTGATTCTTTGATATACATTTTAAGATCAATTGATCCATTTGTATAATAAAGTAAATTATTTTTTTTCAAAAAGTAACTGGGGTTTGAATTAGGATAAAATATTTCTTGATATGATCTATTAAAATTGTCTTCAATATATAATGAGAAATAATACTCTAATTTTGAAATTAATAATCTTGCATTTTCAATACCGTACTTTGGATATATTGCAATCATTGGTAGAATACCATTTATTTTATTGTAATCTTGTGTTGGATCTGCACGATAATGATTAATTAATACTTTTATTTTACGAATATTTTGTTCTAATTCTTTGTCAGCATACCATATCATTAATAATCTTTTGAGACACCAAAATACATAATGACTTTTACATTGTATTGCAATAATATATTCTAATCCTAAAATTGCTTCTGCTTCTGATTTTTGCAATAAATTTTCTTTGATTGATTTTTGATAATTATTTTGAAATATGACATATTTTAATACATTATAATCTATTGGTTTACCATCTTGCCATGGGAAATAATCTAATTTAGGTACTAATTTTTTGGTAACTATATCTTGAACCATACCTCCTTTTCTAGTAAAATACACATATCCCAAATGTATTCTTGCTTGTAAATCTGTAAATATATCTTTGGACATTTTAGTAATATGTTTAATTATTTTACCACCTTCGTTAATTTCATCTTCTGGATCATTTATTAGATTATTAATTGAGATATTTTTATTTACTATAAATTTAATATCATTTGGATTTATTACTTCAAAACGTTTTAATTTATCTAGCATAGTTTTTGATTCATTACTAGATAAAGATTTTATTGTTGATTTTAAATTTGTATATAATTTACTTTCCATTTTTTGTTCTGCAAAATCAACTTCATTTAAACCTAACATTGGTTGATAATATGGATTATTTGCATCAACAAGCATTTCATTTGTGATTGGTTCAATATTTGTTTTAAATTGTTGAAAGTTGTTGATAACTTTTTTATTAATTTTATCGGTTTTATTGATAGTTATTCCTATTTTTTCAGTACCTAATAAATATTGATTTGTATCAACTTTATGGTTTTCTATGTTGATTTCATTATTTGGTTTTACTACGTTTGGTACAAGATCAACAACATTTTTATTTATATTGATATTTGTAATTGTTTTATCAACTACTTTATTTATCGAAGGTTGTACATTATTCATTTTATCTTGATTCGTATACTGCCAATGATAAGATGGTAATAATAAATAATGATTATTACCTGATTCATATTCTGGATAGTCACGTAATGAATTTTCTTGAAATACATGAGGTGGTTCTAATTTAACAACACATGCAGTTGAATTCCATATTACATTTTTAATTTTACCTTGATACCATTTATTATCCGATGGATCTTTTACATTTACATTACTATTAATCGAAGGAGGCCAATTTGGATTAGTCAAATATAATAGTTCAGGATTATTGATTTTTTCATTTTCGACTACAACCCCAAAAACATTATTGCCGCCACTTAGACTATTAATTTTTTTAAATATAAACTCTACAATATCTTTGTCGTACATAATATATAAATTATATTTTTAGAAAATAAATAGAAAATTAATCATGATAATAAATATGATTCATTTTTTTATTTAATTATATGTATTTTTTTAGTTAGCTGTAATTAAATAATATATTTATGTTTTATATATAATAAAAAATATATAATCAATCACAATTGAATAAATTCATATTCATACGATTTATCATTATTTACCTATAAAAATATAAAAAATACGATAAATTGTGTATATATTACAAATTTTAGTAAATTTTTATTGTTTATTGAATTGTTTATTCATTTATTTGGAATTTTAAATAAATATATTTTTTACTATCTAATAGACTATATTATATATGTAACCAAAAGAATTAAGAAAATAGACTATAATATGATGAACATAAAAGTTAAAATAAATTAATCTAAAAAGGTAAAATTTGTATTTTTGTTCAAAAAGTGTATATTTTTAAAAAACATACCA